CTCGCTCATTACTACCACAACCACCACCACTACCACTACCACCACCACCATTACTATGGCCCCCCAAGCTCTTCGGAGCGCGGGAGGGCCCACCAATCCCACCAAGGGATATTACACGAGAAGATGCCGTGCTTTCCCGCACCGCTCACTCCAGCGCCCCCTAGTACCACTGCGTGTCGGGGAAACCAAGCGCCCAAGACTGGAAGACGCCGTTAATCTACGGAACGACGTACTCGGCCCTATGCTTAGAGACCATTACCCAGTGATATCGCAACCTAGCCAACGTTCGTTGTTGGCAGCTTTTGACAAGCGTTGCAACTATCACTCATCTAAGAGGATCGATAGTACTGTCGCCCACGCGTCGCTCAGCCTTTTGGAGCGCCTGGCCCCCACACCCATGGAACCGCTGGTTTGGGATCGGAAAATGTACGAAGACTGGAATGCGCAGTTTGCCCCTGACAAGCAGGCGAGGCATGACGCTGTGTACCACCTCGTATCTGACGTTACCACTAAGGAATTTAGTGCTAAGCAAATATTCGTCAAATGCGAGGCGCTGCTCAAGCGCCATGACCCCGACTGGGCACCCCGCATCATCTACCAGTCCACGGACATCCACAATGTCATTCTCGGCCCCGTCATGCAAGCTTGTACCAAGCGCATGTTTGCGGCAATGGACCAGTGCACAGAACCAGACAATGTGCAGTTTGTCGGCGCGTACCGCAAGACAACTGAACAACTCTGTGCGGCAATTAACAACCATGGAACTCCTGATTCTTGTTACATTGAATCGGATTTCTCCGCAAACGACAAGACACAGGTCGAAGATGTGCATTTGTTGGAAGTCGCGTGGCTTAGACGATTCGGGGCACCACTTTGGATAACTGCCCTCATGCTCCATGCCAACAAGTTTGCCGTTAGGTCCCGTGAGCACGGGATCCGCGGCAACGTTGCCAACCAGTTGCCCACTGGAGCACAGTCGACTACTTTCCGCAATTCGATGTGGAACGCTTCTATCGTGTATTCCTTCGCAAG